GCTTGTTTTCTGGACCCATTGTCAACCACCGTCAACAGAATGTAAGAAAACGACGCCGCAAGGCAGTGGATAATTATGCCAGTCGTTTTACATCTGCCAGCGGGAAAAAGTTTCAAAAGCAAGACCGTAATCCCTTTGCTATGATTAATAGCGAGGCAATGGCAAATCAACTACGCAATGAGCGTTATGTGGATTTTGACCAAATGGAGTATGAGCCAATCATCGCTTCAGCTATGGATATTTACGCAGATGAAATGACCTTTCATAATGAATTGAATCCTATGTTGGGGATTGATTGTCCAAACGAGGAAATTAAAACAACACTCACAACTTTATACAAGAGCGTACTCAATGTAGAATTTAATCTTTATGGCTGGTGCCGCACGATGTGTAAGTATGGAGACTATTTTCTCTATCTTGATATTGATGAGAAGTCTGGTGTTAAATCGTTTGTGCCGATGCCAACATCAGAGGTCGAGAGGATGGAGGGGGAAGACCCAACCAATCCAAACTATATTCAATATCAATGGAACTCCGCTGGCTTAACTTTTGAGAACTGGCAAGTTGCTCACTTCCGAATCCTTGGTAACGACAAATATGCACCCTATGGAACTTCTATTTTAGAGCCAGCTAGACGAATTTGGAGACAACTGCACCTCCTTGAAGATGCCATGATGAGTTACCGCATTACTCGCTCGCCAGAGCGCCGTGTCTTTTACGTTGATGTTGGAAACATTGCACCACAAGATATTGAACAATACATGCAAAAAGTCATGACGCAGATGAAACGCAATCAGGTTGTTGATTCATCAACTGGGCGTGTTGATTTACGATATAACCCTCTTAGTGTTGATGAAGATTTCTTTATTCCAACTCGTGCAGGTGAAAGCAGTAAAGTTGAATCACTTCCCGGTGGAACATACACTGGCGATATTGACGATGTAAAATATTTGCGTGACAAGTTATTCGCAGCACTCAAGATTCCACAGTCTTATCTTTCCCGTGGTGAGGGTTCCGATGAAGACAAGACAACGCTCGCACAAAAAGATATCCGGTTTGCTAGAACCATTCAAAGGTTGCAACGCTCCATTATTGCTGAGCTTGAAAAAATTGGAATTGTACACCTCTATACGCTGGGCTATCGTGGCGAGGACTTAATTAATTTTAAGATTAGCCTCAACAATCCATCTCAAATTGCTGCAATGCAGGAGCTTGAACACCTCCGCACAAAGTTTGATATTGCTGGCGCAGCCACCGAAGGTTATTTTTCAAAACAATGGGTTTATAAAAATGTTTTTGGATTGGCAGAGGAAGAAGTCCTTCGCCTCCAACGTGAAATGTTTTACGATAAAAAGTTTGAAGCTGCACTTGAAGCTGCCGCAGAAGAAGACGCCGCTGAAGCAGAAGGTGGCGGTGATGAAGGTGGTCTTGGAGATTTGGGTGGCGGTGATGAAGCAGGTGGCGACCTCGGTGGTCTTGGTGGCGACGAAGGCGGGGATGAAGGCGGTGAAGAAGAAGAAGGTACACTTCTTGCCGCACCCGGCAAGCGAGAGGCTTATCTCACTCCCGGTGCCAAGGGTCACGAGTATACCCCAAAGGTAACAGATACAAGAGACATGGGAGCCCGCAAGCGCAGTATTAAGTCCAAGTGGTCACAAGAAACCGCAAGCAATACGACCAGAAATACTTTTAAGGGCTTATCTGATTTCTTATCCTTGTCGAAGGGAATTTCCGAGGGTGAGAGTACTACTTATGGTGAGAACCACGAAAAACTTCTTTTAGAAGTTAATCGGGAACTTTCTTCAACGGAAGTTCAAAATCTGATTAATGAATTGGAGAACAAAGAAGATGACAGAAAAGTCAAGACAACGAAAAATTAGATATCGTCACAATAAGAAACGCAATACAGCATTTCTTTTCGAGACTCTAGTAAAAGAGATGGCAAAGTCTGTCATCAGCAAGGACAACAGCAGGCAGTCCAACGTGGCGCAAGTTATTAAAGAGCACTTTAGAAAAGGGACGGCACTGTATGCCGACCTTTCTCTTTATAGAGCACTTAATGAATCAAAGTGTCAGGACCGAAACCATGCGGTGCGTCTTTTACATGAGGTCCGTCGGGACCGTGAGAAGATTTCAACAAAAAAACTTTTTGTTGAACAAAGTACTTTGATTAAAAAAATTAACACCGCACTTGGGGTTGATGTATTTGCAAACTTCGTACCAGATTATAAAAATCTGGCTACTATCGCTCAATTATTTTCCGATACATCGACCGCACCAGAACGTGTTTTACTTGAGGATAGGATTCTTGAGTTTATGTTATTGAGGGTTGAGGAGCCAACAACGGATAAGCTTGAGCATGTGGATAATTTGGTTTATAAAACATTCGCCAACAATTTCAACAACCAGTACGCTGGAAAGTTACACGAAGAACAACAACAGGTTTTAACACGGTATGTATTTTCTGTTTCTGATAATGGCGTTAGCCTCAAAACATATTTGAATGAAGAAATCGGTCGCCTCAAAGATAGAGTGAGAGCTTCTTTATCTTTAGCTGAGGTGAAGGCTGATAAGTCGATGCAAGAGAGAACTGAAAAGGTGCTTAGCTTTTTAGATGGTCTTCACAAGACCCCTTTGAACGATAAGGTAATTCAAAAACTTCTGAAAGTTCAGGAGTTGGTAAGGGAGACTGACAATGGCTGAACCAATTAAAGTTTTAGTGGGAGACGCCGCCGCACAAGCAGCAGAGCCAGTCTCGCCCCCTGAGCCACCACCTCCATCGTTGGAAATGGAAGTGCGGACCACTCTCGACGGCAACGTAGCTATTTATGACCATCCTGATTTGGACATTGTTGTAATGCCAGAGACTAAAAAAGTTTTGGCTCTCCCGAAGTATGAGCACAACGATGAAGTTTATGCGTCTCAAGACAGGCTCTTTCATTTCTTGAGAGGCAAAGGCGTGGTTACCGAAGATAGTATCCACGGCGGGAATGTATATGGTTCCATGCAAGGAAAGTTCCCAGACTCCTCGGATGGAAGGAATCCGGTGGAAGTTGTTGTCTTCTCAATTGGCAAGTTCTTAGAAGAAGAAAAGCCCTATTACGCTCACGACGCCGCACTGGAAGCCTCGCTTCAAGATAGGTTTTTGGAGCCCAACTCAGAAGAGTCAACGGAGCTTGGCGATGTTCCTCATTCCGCAGACAAGGGAGCAGGAGTTGTATTCCCCGCAATTAAATCATATTATCGAGTATATGAAGATAAAAAGCGGGGTGATAAGTGATTGAATTTCTTTATTTTACCCTAGCTGCCTACGGAATGACCCAAATTTTAGTTTATGGGTCAATCTTTGATTGGGTGCGCCCAACAAAGGGAAAATTGGGCGAATTGTTTCATTGTCCAATGTGTCTAGGCTTTTGGTCTGGCGTGTTTTTGTGGGCAATAAATCCTTTGACAGAACTATTTATTTATGACCACAGCCCCGTAACGGGGTTTCTGCTTGGATGTGTTAGTTCAGGCACCTCATATGCGTTGAGCATGGTGTTCGGGGATTGTGGTTTTAAAGTGGAGCACAAAATTTTAGGAGGGTGCGAAAATGATGGGAGCGATTGAAAACATGATGAGCGATTTTCTTGATGCTATGACAATGAAGTGGATGCTTCAGCCTGTTCGTCGTTGCTGTAAGGGAAGCTAACTCGGGCGGGTAGCGCCCGCCAAAGAATTATAATGATAAGAAAAGAAGAACAATATCGTCTACCCAAGGGTGCGGAAATTAAACCTTCTGCAATTGGGTATTACAATTACTGGTATCCTGATGAAAAAAGAGTTTTCTTTACGCAGGAACACATGAATGTGACACCTCTTGGTTGGCGTGGGAGTGATAAGTGGGACGCTGTGTTTGTTACTGAAGACACGGCTAGCAAATACGAGTCTCCAATAAAAGTTCTTTGGATACGCAAGGAGCTACTTAAGAATATAATCCGTGCCCCCAAGGTACGGGAGTTTCTTAAAAAGAGGGCAAAGTAAAATGAAAAAAGTTTTATTGACAGAATATTATGAGCTATGCGAAGGAGGCATTTGTCAAGATTATTTGACGGAAGCTGAGAAGGCAGAGATTGCAAACGGCGGCATGTATCTTACTGGCGTTATGCAGCGTGCTGATGCACAAAACGGCAACGGTCGTGTTTATCCACGCCCCGTTCTGGAACGAGAACTTAAAAATTATGCCAAGCTTGTAGAAGAGCGTCGTGCCCTTGGCGAACTCGACCACCCAGAAGATTCAGTTATTAATTTAAAGAATGCATCACACATGGTTACCAAGGTTTGGTGGGATGGCAATGATGTTATGGGTAAGGTCAAGATTCTTGACACCCCATCAGGAAACATCCTGAAGTCGCTGGTTCACAGTGGCGTCAAGCTGGGTATTTCATCTCGTGGGCTTGGCTCTGTTCACGAGGAGATGGGCTCGACTGTTGTTGAGGATGACTTTCAGTTGATTTGTTTTGACTTTGTTTCGGAACCGTCAACTACCGGTGCTTTCATGATGAAAGAAGGCAAGGAGCCTAATATTTTTACTAAAGCAGACCGTATTAATAGACTGCTGAATGATATCGTAGAAGGTTGATATGAAGAAATCAGAGCTAAAAGAAATAATTAAACCCATCGTCAAAGAATGTATTACCGAAGCACTCATTGAGAATGGGATTCTTGCTGCCGTTGTCACAGAAGTAATTCAGGGTGTTCAAGGTGCAGGAGTTATTCGTGAGTCTGCCCCCGCTCCACAGCGTCAGCAAGTTTCTGACGATGCCGAAAAGAGGCAGGCTGCTGAAAGAGCGCAGCGAGTTCTGGAAGAGCAAAAGAAAAAAGTTCTTGACTCGATTGGTAAGGGCGCTTACGGTGGTGTTGATATTTTTGAGGGCACCACTCCTTTGAAAAGTGGCGGCTCTCCCGGTGGCTCACCAAAAGCCGGTAGCCCGCTGTCTGGTATGGACCCTAACGACCCCGGCATCAACATTGATGGTCTTGCAGAGTCAATGGGTGCGACTTGGAAGAAATTGGCGGGAGGCAAATAATGGCTGGCACAGCAGTATATCTTCGAAAGGGCGAAAGTCAAGAGAGCCTATTGAGGCGATGGAGTCGAAAGCTTCGCAAAGACGGAACAATGGATGAGATTCGACATCCCGTTCATGGAACCCCAGAATGTAGGAATATTTCGAAACCCAGTCTTAAGAAGAAGCACAAACGAGAGCAAGCAGAACGAAGGCGTATCTCTGAACAGCGTAGACGAGAGCGAAGGCTCAAAAATAAGCGTGAGAGAATGCGTAGGCAAAACAAAAAAAAGAATGCTGTCCAAAAACAAAGATTGGCTTCAAAAGAAAAGACATTTCAGGGAAAGCAAACTAATTAAGCTATCATACCAAGGGGAATTTTACAATGGCTAGAAAATATGTTTTAGGTGGTCAAGCTGCCACAGGATTGCAAGCAGGCATTCCTTATATTAGAAGAATTAATCGGGTTGACAGTACGCCAGCCGATGGCTTGGTTCGTCCAGACGGTCTTACTTGTGCTATTGATATTGGTGGCGGTGCCACTGACGGTGCTATCCGCTTTGACGGTGCCAATGGGCAGGGTGTGGCTTGGGCACCGGGCACAGCCACTACTCAAGGGCATTGTACTGGTGGTGAGCTTCTTATGATTGAATTCCCCTCAACTGCAAGAAGCGTCACGGTTACAATGGAAGAAGCTGTTCTCGGAGGTGCCGCTGGCACCCATCAACTGAGGTGTCAAGTTATGCTCTCTGCCGACGGTCAAGATATTCAATATGCAGAGGCAACTGCTGTCGATGCTGTTCCCGGCACAGACGGAAACTTTATTGAAATTATTGAAGGCGAATCAGCAACAATTAATTCAAGAACAAAGGTTCTCTTTTTGAGAATTCAAAAGTTTCCTGACGCTGTTCGACACAATGTTGGAGGCGCAAACCGGAGCACTGGTGTTACCGCCCACGCCGACGACACTGTTGTCCTTCTTGTAACCGCAGTGTGCGACCACGAGAATTCAGTTTCAAGCCAGCAGCTTGAAGCAAACTCGCTTATTATTAGAGCCGACTCTTCACAAGAGCGACTAAACGAAGTGTGGTACAAGCGAGACGGCATCAATTAATAGGAGAGTATAACAATGTCAGGTGGAAAATCAGGTGGAGGCAGAGGTTCAGGAGGCAAGACAGTTGCCTCAATCCCACAGTCGGGAGAAAGAGCCGCAAGAAATATCTCAGGCGTCCTTGGAAACCAAGGCGTCCGTGATGGTGACATTAAAAATGTTGGCACCATTGAAGTAGACAAGGTTCAACCCGATGCTATTGCTGTTGGATTAGAGATTAATTTTAGTGGAGCAACCACCAAGAATAAAATTTCACTCAGGGACAACTTAGTTGACGCTCTTAATATTACTCAGGCTGGAAACTCATATATAAAAATTAATACCGCTAACTCAAATGGCGAATATGTTACTTTCGGAAAGCCAATCATAGCTGGCGATGTAAAGCTGGATGCTGTTGGAGCAGCCACCGCAGGTATTCAACTTCAATCTCCAATAGCAAGGGAAGTTACCGCAGCTACTAATGCAAACCCTGCTCAGTTTACCTCTGTTGCTCATGGAATGGCTAACGGTGACCCGGTTGTGCTCACTCAATTTCAAGGTAATTGGGCAGTCGTAAATCGGAACAGGTCTGAAAATCAGGGATTTTATTATGCTGTTGATGTCACAGCGGATGATTTTAAACTAGCAGTGGCGAATCCTCCGTTTGGCGTCGCAAACATTACAGTAGGTAGTCCAACCACTATTACTCTTAATCGTCCTCACCAGTTTGACACCAATGGTGGCGGTGGCGACGGCACACCCGATGCAACGGGACTTACTGTTACGTTTAGTGGTCTTACAGGCGATTTTGCTGCATGGAATGGTGTGGGCAAGGCTGTCGCCAGTATTATAAACACAGGTGGCGGTTTTGCAGCCTCCCAGACGTTTACTATTAGCGAAAACTCCACTTCCTATAGCGGCGGCGGCAACCAAACCACAGGGCAACAAGCCCTTGTTTTATTCAATGGACTCAATGGTCAATACGGCGACCTCGGTGCTTACAGCGGCAACAGTGACAGCACCAAAGGAAAAATTGGTGCTCTGAAAAGCCGATTGCTTTTTTGTGAACCCACCGCATTTGCCGCTGGAGGCGGTTGGGCAGGCTCCCCGTTATATATTGATGTAACAGACGAAAAAGCGCCATCCGGCAAAGCAACTTTTGATGCTGAAGCTCGATTTAAAAACGGCGTCTACAATGAAAAAACTAAGCCCGGTCAGAGCAGTGCGGGTCTTCCCCATAATATGATTGGAACTTATGATGTTGCTGTCGGAGGCTACCATGCTAACTCTACTGAATGGTCGAGGCAATCCGCAGGTATTAACCCCCAGTCGGGAGGATATGGTTTTGTGGATATTGATGGCAGAAGACAAGCTTCAGTGACGTTTTCTATTCCTGCCGGTCATTCGCTTAATGATGGCTCATCTTATACAATTGTCTGTGGAACTAGGGACCACACCGTGGCTGGCGGTATCCCCTACTATACAAAATCAGCCATTGACAATTATGATTCGATTGTTGTAACCCCCTCGTGGGCGGTGGCAGCTAGCAATCCATTGTCATTCTCTACATTTGAAGAAGATTGGGAAGTAACTTGCGAAGGTGTTGATGCCGAGACGAGTTATCTTGAAGATGGCTTTCCCAATGGTGTCGCCAATGGAAATCAACTTACGGATGTGACAAGAGCTAACCCTGCTGTTTTCGAATTTACTGGGAACCATGGATTGGCTGTCGGAGATTATGTTCTTCTTCCGTCATTTAGTAGCAATGGCATGACCCAGTTTGATAGTATGACTGGTTATACGGCAGGCAAGACTCCGCTCAAAGTTGTTGGGCTTGGAGACAACGCCAATGGTAATGCACCAACTGTGGGTGCCAACCCAACAACTAAGGTTCGACTTTCTCTGAATGGGGCTATTATTAGAACCGATAACGGTCAAGCCCCCGGTGGTGGAAACTTCAGCAATTTCTCAGGAACACTTGATGAATGCTCGTGGGTTACTGGACCCGGCGTGGTTTTTAAGATTACGAACAAAAGCGGCACCGGCGACCACATGCTCGGCAACTCGGGGCATAAAGTTACTTTTAACTGGATTGCGCTTTAGGTCAAATAGACGTTTTAAGTGATTGAAGGAAGAGGTCTACATTGCCGAGTAGTGGTATTTCTTTCTTTTTCTTAAAAAATGTATTTTACCAATGTTCATACTATTTATTTGTAGAATTTTGGGCTATTGCCCATTGTCATGCTATTGGTAAAAGGAGCTAATCAATGTCTAACATGCTAGAACAAGCTATTGTTGACGCCAAAGCCTTAAGGGAAGCCGCTGTAAAAAGTGCAGAAGTTGAGTTACTTGATAAATACGCCGACGAAATGAAGTCTGCCGTGACCAAGTTACTTGAGGCTGATGAAGACCTTGGATTTGGCGGTCTTGAAGAAGAGGAGCCTGCTGGTGCCCCTGAAGGTGGTCCCGAAGGTGCGCCCCCTTCGTTCGCAGATGGTGAACGACTTTGCCCTTGTCCTGAAGATGGACAGGAAATTGAAGTCGATTTCTCAGAGTTGCGAGCAGATGTTGAAGCTGCTGAAGCTGAAGGCGAGGAAGAAGGTGTCGGTCTTGGTGGACTCGGAGGCGAAGAAGACTTAGGTCTTGGCGGCGAAGAGGAAGAAGGGCTGGGGCTCGGTGGAGAAGAAGAGGAAGAGGAAGACGAGCTTGCGCTTGAAGAAAATATTATGAATGCGCTAAAGAGTCTTGCTACCGAAGAAGTTCTTCTTGACCTAGAGAAACCTGCTGAATTGCAAGAGGAAGAGGAAGAAGCCCCCGCTTCTGAAGACGAGAAGTCTGAGGAAGAAGAGAAGGCTACTGCCCAAGATGCTCTTCAAGCTGGATACGCTGAAAAGGAAGAGTCTCTTAATCGACAGATTGCAGAGCTTTCCAAGAAACTTAGCGTGATGGAAAAACGAAATACAGATTATAAAAATGTCATCGAGAAGATGACCAGTAGACTGGCAGAGGTCAATCTGTCCAACGCCAAACTACTTTACACGAACCGGGTGTTGAATAACGCCTCCTTGAATGAGCGACAAAAAAATACAATTGTCGAGTCGATTTCTAACTCTGGTTCTGTTGAAGAGGCGAAGACTATCTTCAACACACTTCAAAATGCCGTGTCAGGTCAAAAGAGCGTTAAGCGTTCTGCACCAAATACACTGAGCGAAGCTGTGCGACGGAATGCTTCTCCCTTTGCGCTTAGAAACCGAAAGGAATCTGGGCAAACAACAGATGCGTTCTCTGAGAGAATGCAAAAACTAGCTGGAATTAAGAATTAAACAAAAATCTATAGGAGGATTATAAAAATGTCAATTCTAAATAAATTAACTGAGGGTATCGTTCGTCGTGACCTCTCGGCTGATGGTGCTGCTCTCCACACTAAGTGGGAGAAGACCGGACTGCTTGAGGGACTAGACAACACTACCGCTCAAGGTATGGCTGTTCTACTTGAGAACCAAGCCAAGGAGCTTCTTCGTGAGGCTAACACAATGGCAGGTGGCGATGTTGAAGGTTTCGCTGCTGTCGCTTTCCCAATCGTTCGTCGTGTATTCGGTGGACTTCTCGCTCAAAAGCTTGTATCCGTACAGCCCATGAGCTTGCCTTCGGGTCTTATCTTCTTCATGGACTTCGTGAAGGAAGGTCCAGACGCTGCCATCGCTGGCTCAGCCTACGATGGAACTCAGGAGCTTCGTGATGAGATGGAAGTTCGTGACGGCGCTGATGCTGTTTCTACAGCAGACCGTCCATCCATTTACGGTGGACAGATTCAAGGTCGTCAGCTTATGACACGGGGTGCGGAACTTGTTCCTGAAGCTCGTGCAGCCGGTGTTCCCACGCCGCAGTTCTATGACCTTGTTCATGGTCACTCTGCTGCTCGTGGTGCAGCCGACTTGCCTGCCTCAAACATCGCCGCTGGTGCGTTGGAGTGCGTGGTTGAGTTTGCTGTTACTGGGGCGACCGATGCACAGGCTCGTGCAATTCAGTTCGATGCTGACCTACTAGCACAAGCTGGTGGTACTGTCCTTGTTTGTCGTGCCCTGCTGAATGCCCCCAATGGTGCAGCAACAGGTATTCTTGCCAACAACGCTGCGGGTGGTACTCACCCTCTCGGTGCGAACGGTCGTATCGACGCTCTTCGCATGGCACAGCCAGATGTTCGTCACGTTGATGTTCAATCTCTTACTGGTCTTGCGATTGCTGGTGTCGGTGTCGTTCCTGCCGATGGTGTCCTAGTACGCCGCTTGAGCCGTATTATTACAATTACGGCACAAAATGCAAACACACCGTTGCTGACCGCAGGTGGAGCGAACACTGTCAACCAAGTTGGCGCTCGTTACTTGGAGCTTGTGTTCTTTAGTGCTGCTGGCAACTTCGGTGGACTTGCTCAGGAAGCTCTGGTTTCAACCGCTGCTATGGCGCTTGAGTTCGCAATGACTGACAACATTGATGAGGCGTCTGATGTTAACAACAACGACACTCTCGGTGCTCTTGTTGGTCAGACCGCTTGGGAAATGGAAGGAAGTGTTGACTTGCCTGAAATCGCAATCCGAGTGGACAGTGCCGCTGTAACGGCAATGACCCGTAAGTTGAAAGCTTCATGGACTCCTGAGCTTGCTCAAGACCTGAATGCTTATCACAACCTCGACGCTGAGGTTGAGCTTACTGGCATTCTCTCCGAGCAGATTGCTCTTGAGATTGACCAAGAGATTCTTTCGGACCTCATTGCTGGTGCGACTGCTTCGACTCTCTACTGGTCACGCCGTCCCGGTCTTTTCGTCAACCGTCTCACGGGTGCCGATGCGACCTCACTGGCTGCGCCTCCTGACTTCACGGGTTCCGTGAGTGAGTGGTACGAGACTCTTGTTGAGACTATCAACGATGTGTCTGCCGACATTCACCGCAAGACCCTTCGTGGTGGTGCAAACTTCTTGGTCTGTGGACCAGAGGTTGCTAACATTCTGGAGTTCACCTCTGGGTTCCGTGCAAGCGTGACTCACGATGATGACTCTGGCACTGTTGGTGCTGTCAACGCTGGCTCGATTAGCAAGAAGTGGGAACTGTATGTTGACCCATACTTCCCTCGGAACGTGATTCTTGTCGGTCGTAAGGGTAGCTCATTCCTCGAAAGTGGATATGTCTACGCTCCTTACGTCCCGCTTCAGGTCACCCCGACCATCTTCCACGCTGATGACTTCACTCCCCGCAAGGCGGTGATGACTCGGTACGGTAAGAAGTTGGTTCGACCTGACATGTTCGGTCTTGTCATCGTCCGTGACCTTGAGGGCTAAGCCTTCTAGGTAGCAGATAGAGTCTAACTCTAAATAAACCCCACCTTGACTTCGGTTGAGGTGGGGTTTTACTTTTGTTGGAACTAGTTAGTATGCAGAGGTCTAACGGAGGGTCCAGTGAATGGCTTTACCAACATTAACACCAAAAAGTACAGCAAACACATCAGTGTTGCCAGCGAGCTATGATGTTCCAACATATGGCTCAGATTCATATAATAAATTAATTAAAGCGTTCCCGTTTGGGACATACGCTAACGAAAACTATTGGTTTGACAACACTCCCGCTGCAAGCGGTGGACCCCAACCAGACCCGTCACAGGTTATGGCATTCTTATCAGGCGCTTCTGACCAAGTTGCTTACACTTACCGCAAATTAGGTGGAGACGTTCTTGATATTGAGTTAACAAAAGAGCAGGTGTTCTCGGCTTATGAAGAAGCTTGCTTGGAATACTCTTATCTTGTGAATATTCACCAAGGAAAGAATGTTTTGTCAAATGTGTTGGGCGGCTCAACTGGGAGCTTTGATTCCGACGGCATGATTACCGAAGCTTGGGCAGATGGTAACAGCATGGACAAGACTGTCCATCTTTCATTGAAGTATCCGAGATTCGATTTCGCTTATGCTCGTCGAGTTACTGACGGTATTTCTGAAGAGGCAAATGTTGGAGGTTCAACACAGGTTCACTCGGCTTCTTTTGCTATTACAGCAGACCAGCAGGATTACGACCTTCAAAATATTATTGCCACCGCTGCCATTGCCGGAAATATTGGAACCGTTCCTGCTGGCGCAGGCGGGCTCCCCGGTGTGAACACCGTTAATGGAGTTGGTGGCGCAACCACCGACGACGCTACAAAGATTCTCATTAAAAAGGTTTATTACAAAACTCCCAAGACTATGTGGAACTACTACGGCTACTATGGTGGTGTCAATGTTATGGGAAACCTTTCAAGTTATGGTCAGTATTCGGATGACTCGACCTTCGAATTAGTACCAGCATGGCAAAACAAGTTGCAGGCTAAAGCGTTTGAGGAATCTCTTTATGTCAGGGCTTCTCATTCTTCATATGAATTAAAAAATAATCGGCTTCGTATTTTCCCTACCCCCGGCGACTCAACGCCTGCTAATATGTGGGTAGAATTTATTGTTGCCCCTGATACATGGGTAGAGGATTCTACACACAGAATTGGGGTGGACGGAATTAATAACTTGAACACGATGCCGCTACAGAATGTTCCTTATAAGAACATCAACTCTATCGGAAAACAGTGGATTCGCCGATTTGCACTTGCTTTGTCAAAAGAGATGCTTGGTCTTGTCAGAAGCAAATTTAGTTCAATTCCAATTCCCGGCAATGATATCTCCATGAACGGAGATGCGCTTATTTCTGCTGGTAAGGAAGAGCAAACTGCTCTGCGAGACGAATTGAAGACAGTGCTTGACGAATTGACCTATGGCAAACTGATGGAAGGCGATGCGGAAACGGTCGAGAACTCTAACAAGGTTATGGGTCATGTCCCAATGCTTATTTATAGCGGATGACGGAGGTAAATATCCATGTCGGATGAATGGTCACAACCAGAAGCCCCGCCACCACCCCTTTTCGCTGGTAAGAAAGAGCGGGATTTAGTCAAGCAGGTCAACGACGAGCTTATTGAGCGTGTCATTGGGCAGCAGGTGCTTTATTATCCTATCGACCTGAACGCTTCAAACTTTCACCCTCTTTATGGTGAAGCAATCGAAAAAACATTTCTCCCTCCAGTGAGAGTTTATTGTTTGGTGGAGAAAGAGGAAACAGACACAACATATAGCGGCTTTGGAATTGACAAGCTCAGCAATATTAAAGTTTTCTTCCACAAGCGCAGATTGGTCGAGGACCAAGATTTATATATTCGTGAGGGTGATTTCATTCAGTATGATGGTCAGCTTTATGAGATTGCAGACTTAGGTCAACCAAGATATTTGTTTGGTCAAGACGGTCAACGCTTTGAGATAAGAGCGAATTGCAGAAAGGCAAGGGAGGGAGTGTTTGATGGCAGATAGTAATGTTAAAGAATCCATTGAACTAAGTTCCTCCTCGATTGAAGACATGGATTATGCGGTTCATCAGTGGTTAGAAAAAGAATTAAATATCCACACAATGACAAACCGTGGATGGAAAAAGGTTCCTGTCATTTGGGTGGCTGGAGAGAGAGTCCACCAATCAAAAAAAGATTCTCGTCTTCGTGATTCGGGCGGTGCGCTTATTTTGCCGCTCATTACAGTAGAGAGGGTGAGTGTAGCCAAAGACCCTGCCAGAAAAGGCACAGCTTGGGCAAACATTCCAAATGTTAATGATGAGAAGGGCGGTACCCTTGTGATTGCTAGAAGAATTAATCATAGTAAAACTTCTGGCTTTATTAATGCTGACAATAATCGTCGGTATGGCGCACCGAATTTTAGAACTCGTCGTCAAGGTAAAACAGTTTATCAAACGATGACCATCCCGATGCCTGTTTATGTTGATGTTGGTTATAAGGTTACACTCAGGACGGAATATCAGCAGCAAATGAACGATATGGTTCAACCTTTTATTACCGAACCCGGTGGACGGAACTACTTAATAATGTCGCACAACAAGCACCGTTATGAGGCTTGGATAGGACAAGATTTTAGTCAAGAAAATACGGTGGCAGACATGGGCGAGGGTGAGAGGAATTACCAAACTAGTATCGAGTTAAAACTTCTTGGTGCTCTTATCGGTGATGGTCCCAACGAGGAAACTCCGAGGGTGGTTATCCGAGAAAATGCGGTCGAGGTAAAAATAGCCAGAGAGAGGGTAATTTTACAGGATGAAGCCTCAAACACTGCTGATAAAAAATATAAAGGTTCAGAAAGTTTTGATGATGGAAAATAGATTGTCTAAAAATATCCTTTCACCAAACATCATACTATTTATTAGAGAAAAGCTCGATGACGAGTGCGGCGTTTTGCGCCACAAACAATGTACGCTTTAAGGAGAAATAGCAAATGTCCGTAAAAAGATTTAAATTCGTATCACCCGGTATTTTTATTAACGAGGTTGACAACTCACAGTTGCCCCAAGCCCCAGAGGAGACGGGACCAGTAATCATTGGTCGCTCTTTGAGAGGACCGGGAATGCGACCCGTGAAGGTCGATTCCTTCAGTGAATTCGTCGAAACATTTGGCGAACCTATTGCTGGATTGACTGGAGATGATGTATGGCGTCAAGGTCATATTCTTGGACCAACATATGCAGCTTACGCTGCACAGGCGTACTTGAAGTCCGCTGGACCTGTCACTTTCGTCCGTCTTCTCGGAGAGCAGC